AAGAGACGTGGAAGGTATCCAAGCCCTACGGCATGGACGATGATCGTTTTGAACGTATTCTGGATACCCGTTATGCGGCAATCTCCCAGAAATACCAGATTTCAGAATCTGAGCTCAAGGACTTGCGCCTACGTCGGGAATCTCAGCGAGGACCAAAAGGACAGGTACGCTATGCACTGATCAATGAACGTGGTGCACCGCTGTTTTATATGAATATGCCTGATGGAGTAACCAAGTAATGAGTAACTGGTTATCTGAATATGCACCTGAAGAACAAAAACAGGTTGATGAACTAAACGCCAAAGGGATTGCACACAAGCCAGTCGAGCAGAAGGAAGAATCTAGCGGCCTGTTCCAGTTGGCTGCACCGGTGCGCGGTATGGGTGCCGGCTTTGCAAAGGCTGTGGATACCATCACTGCACCAGTGGATGCCGTGGTGGATCGTGTCAGCTATTCATTCAAGGATGTGAGCACAGACGAAATCATTGAACCTTATTCTGCTTACAAGGCCAATAAGGAAAAGGCGCGTGATGATCTGGTGTATGAATCTATCGACTATCTGAAGGATGAACAGAACACCGGCACACTTGGCAACATTGCATTCAGTTTGGGGGATTATGCAACACGTGCTGTGGTTGGTAGCGCCGTTGGTGGTGTACCAGGTGCAGCCGCTGTCACTGGCTTATCCGAGTCTCACTATGTCTATGGCGACCTGACCCGTGATGGCGTGGATAGTGAAACAGCCGCAAAAGTGGCTTTGGTCGATGGTGCTGTGGCGGCTGTATCGACAGCTTTGCCGATGTCTTATGGTTTTAAAGGCACAGGTGGTGTGATCAAGGACGGCGTATTGTCTGTGGGCGGGGCAACTGCATTATCACAAGGCGGCCAAGCGGTATCAGGTCAGGTGCTGGAATCTGAAGGCTACGACAAACAGGCGAAAAAATACGAGGTCAATGCTGAAACGGTTGGCACGGATCTGCTACTGAATACCCTGTTTTTTGGTGCAGCGCGTGGAGCCAATCGCTATCTGAATAAAACGCCTGAACAGTTGGGTGCTGAGATCGATGCAGAACGTGCAGCACTGGTTTTGAATGAACTGGAATTTGAAAACACGTTGGCACCAGTGAAGCCAGCCGATCCAATCCAGCACAACAACCATTTAAAAAACCTAGATGCATCAGTAGAAGCAATCCGTATGGGTCGACCAGTCAACGTGACGCATCCGGTTAATGGTGAAGAAAAGCAGAAGCCTGTTAATTACGACACTATGGCTTTGCCAACCAATGCCAAAACGATTGCACGTAAAGCACAGCAAGCTGGGATTCCTCCAAATGTAGCCTTAACGATTGCCCACATTGAAACAGGCGGTTCATTCAGTCATACAGCCAAGAATCCAACATCTACGGCCCATGGTTTATTTCAGGTCCTAGATAAGTCCTGGAAGAACTTGGGCGGTGGTGACCGGGCAAATATTGATGAGCAGATCCGTATTGGCTTCAAGCACATGAAGCAGGCAGAAAACCACATCAAGAAAAGCATTGGCCGTGAGCTGCAGCCTCATGAGCACTATCTAGGCCATTTACTTGGACCAGGTGGAGCAGCTGCAGTTTTAAAAGCCGATCCAAATGCAAAGCTGATTGATGTCGTCCGTAAATACGATTCAAAGAATGCGGATGCCATTGTGAAGAATAACGGCATGTCCGGCATGACCGTTGGCCAAGCAATTGGCAAATGGCGTAACAAGTGGAATAGTCTCAGTGCACGTTATGGTGGTACTGGCACTAGCACAGCCTATGGCATGGATGGGTCTAGCTATGATTTCGCCTATGAAGTAAAAAGCCTGGA